GGGATTTCGCTAGCACTTTATTCGCCTAGTGACAGAATAACATGAGTCTAATTCATGATGACAACAGAAAGCCTTACTGTATAATCAAATTCATTGACAGGAGGATATATGGCATCAACTGGCGGCGTTAAGCTGGGATCAACCTATGATGAGGCCAGAACACGAAAGCTGAACGCGGAAGCAGAAATCGCGGAGCTTGAGTTAGCTAAAATCAGGAATCAGCTTGTATTGGTGGAGGACGTAGTAAAAGCGTGGACCGATACTCTCGCTAATCTTAAATCTAAAATGACTAGCATTCCGTCTAAGGCTGCGCCTATAGTGGCGAGCGAAACGGAGATAGGAGTAGTCCAAGAGATTTTGACTGATTCAATCAACGAAGCACTGGAAGAGTTATCAAATTATGACCCAAAAGTTTCAGCGGCAAGGACTAGCAAACCTAAAGGTCCATCTTCAGGGGGTGATGAAGACACTGAAGCCGCCGCCCCGCCTAAGCGTAAGCGAGTGGGCAGACCGTCAAAGGCGACTAGACTCGCAGACTAGCGCAGAGGCTGGGACGTGGAGGACTTCTCGGGCTGAGTACCAGAGAGGCATTATGGACGCTTGCTCTGACCACAAGGTCAAAGAAGTGGTTGTAATGGCCGGCGCTCAGCTAGGTAAGTCGGAAGCATTATTGAATATTATTGGTTATCACATTGACCATGACCCATGCCCAATCCTTATGCTACAGCCAACGGAGTCTATGGCTCAGTCGTTCTCAAAGGACCGTATTGCTAACGGTCTACTGAGAGCAACTCCCTGTCTATTTGGCAAGGTAAAGGACCCGCGCGCCCGAGACTCCAATAACACGACTTTGCACAAGATCTATCCTGGCGGCAGTTTGTCTCTGGTCGGTGCCAATTCGCCGGCGGGTCTAGCTAGTAGGCCAATCAGAATAATCCTCGCAGATGAAGTTGACCGATTCCCAGCTTCGGCAGGAAGTGAGGGTGACCCACTATCTCTGGCTCGCAAGAGAACATCTACCTTTCACAACTCTAAGATCATTGCGGTCAGCACTCCTACTATCAAAGACGTCTCTAGGATTGAGGACGCTTACGAGAAGTCCGACAAGAGACAGTACTATGTCCCGTGCAAGCATTGTGATCATCATCAGACTCTAGTCTGGGCCAACGTGAGATGGGTTGATAGCAATCCTGACACTGCTGGGTATATGTGCGAAGAATGCGGTGGTTTATGGTCCGATGCTGACAGAAGGTGGTCTGTCCGTAACGGCCAGTGGGAAGCGTCAGAGGAATTTAAGGGTATTGCTGGATTTAAGATATCTGGGCTCTATTCTCCTTGGACGGCCCTTTCTGATGGCGTCCGTGAGTTTCTGTCAGTCAAGAAGAACCCAGAGCAGCTTAAAGTATGGACCAATACCTATTTAGCTGAGCCGTGGACAGACGCCGGGATAACTATTGATGAAATGAATCTGTTTCAGCGGCGAGAATCATACGACAAGGTTCCTAATGAAGTAATAATTATAACTGTCGGAGCAGACGTACAGGACGACAGGCTAGAACTTACCTTTGTCGGATGGGGCCGTGATGAGGAGTCGTTTGTTCTAGCGCATGAGGTTTTACCCGGAGATCCGTCAACGCCTCAACTTTGGAGTGCTTTAGACTCTCAGTTAGCTAGGACGTTTGAAACAGAAGATGGCAGGATGCTCGGGGTTAGGGCTACTGCGGTGGACTCAGGCGGTCACTTTACCAACAGCGTATATCAGTACTGCCATAGAAACTTTGCTCGCAGGGTCTTTGCTATAAAGGGTGTAGGCGGAGAAGGTAGGGCTATTGCAGGCAAACCGTCAAGGAATAATGTGGTAAAGTGCCGCTTATTCCCTATTGGTGTTGATACGATTAAAGACCTTGTCTTTGCGCGTCTCAGGATTGAAGAACCTGGAGCAGGATACATAAATTTCTCGGACACATTGAACGAAGAGTATTTCCGGCAGCTTACAGCGGAAAAAATAATAACCAAATTTGTCAGGGGATATAAAAAGAGGGTCTTTCAGAAGATAAGGAATCGCAACGAAGCTTTAGATTGTTATGTTTACTCTCTAGCTGCTTATAGTATAATCAATGTATCTGTCAATAGCATTGCGGATAAAATTCAGGCAAGATCTGAAAGACCAGAGGTTCCTGAAGAGCCAGAGGTCCAGCCTGTAACTAGAAGAAGGCCTGTACATAGACGGCCTAGACAAAACTATACCAACGCATGGCGGTGAAATGGCAAACCTATTTAATGCTAGTAATTACCCAAGCCAAGAACCAGAGACTTTGGTGGTCGGTGATCGGTGGGTCTGGCAGCGCCCTGACCTTGTTACAGACTATCCTACGGATGCGTACGCTTTAACGTATGAGTTTCACTGCGATACGGGCGGAGGCGGTAGTCATAAGTTCACTATTACGGCTTCGGAGACTAGCACAGCATACGTTGTAGAGGTTATCTCGGCAACCACAGCAGGATATACCGCCCATCAATATAAGTGGTACGCGTTTATAACTAGAACGTCTGATTCGCAGAGGATTGCCGTTGATAACGGAATAACAACTTTAGTTGTGAATTATGCCGATAGTAATGCCGACGTAAGAACCCATGCAAAGAAAGTACTAGACTCTATTCAGGCTGTTATTGAGAACAGAGCGACTGTAGATCAAAGTTCTTTCTCAATTGCTGGCAGAAGCCTTTCTAGGATGACTATTGACGAATTATTTATGGTAAGAGATAGATACCGGGCGGAATACAACCAAGAAGTCAAGAAAGCTAGAATCAGAAACAAGAAGCCGAGTGGCAATTTAATTGGAGTAAGATTTTAATGGCTTGGAATCCCTTTAAGCGAAAAGAGATCCGTAAACAGATCAAGATGCAGAGATCGTTTAAAGGTGCTCAAGGTGGTCGGTTATTTTCAGACTTCTTTAGTTCTTCAGCTTCGGCAGATCAGGAGTTAAGGCAAGCACTGGTCACGTTGCGGAACAGAAGCCGTGAGTTGGCAAGAAATGACGCTTATGTGGCGAGATACCTAAACCTTCTTACCTCTAACGTGGTCGGGCATAACGGTATTAGGGTTAATGCTAAGTCCCGGGACTCTGACGGTAGCCTAGATACAATTGCCAATTCAACCATAGAGGTTGCCTGGAAGAAGTGGGCTAAGAAAGGGAATTGCACGGTTGATGGGCAGATGTCGTTCATAGACGCTCAAAGAATGTTTATTGAGGCTTTAGCCCGGGATGGTGAGGTTTTAATCCGTCAAATCACAGATCCATCAAGCGAGTTTGGCTATAAGATTGAGTTCTTGGAGGCAGATCACCTCAACGATAATAAAAATGAGATATACACCAATGGCAACAGGGTCATTATGGGTGTTGAGATCAACGACAAGCGGAAGCCAGTTGCTTATCATTTATATAAGAACCACCCAAACGATTTAGGTCTTAATCAAAGCAATGAAACTATCAGGGTCCCAGCAGAAGAGATAATTCATGCTTTTGTACGCCAAAGGCCTGAACAGACCCGTGGATACCCTTTTGTAGCGCCTGTGATGGGCAATATTAAGATGCTCAATGGGTATTATGAGGCTGAAATCACTGCTGCTAGGGTATCTAGTGCCAAGATGGGGTTCTTTACGAGCCCTGCTGGTGACGGATACGTTGGCGATGAGATGCAGGATGAATACACTCCTATCATGTCCGCGGAACCGGCGACGTTTGAGCAGCTCCCTGCCGGGATGGATTTCAAGGCATTTGATCCTGCTCATCCTACGACAGCGTTTGAGAGCTTTTCTACTGCCATTCTGAGAAGTATTGCTTCAGGTTTGAATATTAGTTATCACTCAATCTCAAATGATTTGTCTAGCGTAAACTATTCGTCTCTACGAGCGGGTAGCTTAGAGGACAGGGATCAATACAGGATACTTCAGAAGTTCATGGTTGAGCATTTTGTTGAGCCTGTGTTCAGAAGCTGGCTAAAGAACGCCATTACCAGAAGTATCAATTTGCCTATAGTTAAGTACGACAAATTTGCTGATGGTGTATCTTATATACCAAGGTCTTGGGGCTGGGTTGACCCTCAGAAGGAAATGGCGGCAAACATTGCTGGTCTTCAGAATGGTATTGTCACATATCAAGATATTGAGAGTAATTATGGGCGTGATGTTGAAGAGTTGTTTGAACAGCACGAAAGAGAGCAAAAGCTTGCTGAACAGTATGGGATAAAGACTGCATTCCAGCCTTTCGGCGTTAAACTTCCAACAGAAGCCGAAGTTGAAGGCCGAGAGGTTCCTGATGATGAGAAATGATCAAATATCACCTGAATTAATTGACAAAGATGTTATTATTGATGCAGATGATGAGGTGACAGAAATGGAACGACAAGATATGTCGATTGAGGTGCTGGAAGAAGCGCCTGAAGTAACCAAGGAGTCAGACGAAGAATATCAGGCTATGGCCCGTGATATGGTTTCTGACAAAGTAATTTACAGGACAATTGATCTTTCCCGTGGAGCGATTGACGAGGAAAAACGTATTGTCCGAATTGGTGTTTCATCAGAGACACCAGTTGAACGAGATTTTGGCTTAGAGGTTTTAGGCCATAATAAAGAAGACATAGATATGGAATTTATGTCTTCTGGCCGAGCACCCCTTTTGAATAACCATAAGATGGATCAGCAAATCGGTGTAGTGAGGTCGTTTTACCTTGATGAGGCGCAGCGGCGTACCGTTGCGTTGGTTGAATTTGGCAATTCAGCCTTGGCTCAAGAGGTTTTTGAGGATGTTAGATCAGGCATTAAACAAAACATTAGTGTCGGCTATAGCATTAACAAAATGGTTCGCTCTAAAGACGGCGAAGGAAGGGAGTATTACAGGGCAAGCTGGACACCGATGGAAGCATCAATTGTCGCAGTTCCTGCTGATTCCTCTAAGTTCGTTGGAGTTGGACGATCCACCGAAAAAACTTTAAACACTAATAAGGTGACTACTATGACTGACGAAGTAAAAGTAGATGTTCGCCAAGTAAGTGATTCAGCCAAGGCAGAAGCGTTAGCAAATGTCGGTGAAATCATTTCCTTGGGTAAGCATCATAATCAGCGTGATTTAGCCGATAAAGCTATTGAACGTGGTGTATCCGTTGATCAATTCAAAGGCGAGCTTCTTGAAGCTGTCCGAAATGATCGTCCTTTAGAAACTCCTGCTGCTGTCGTTGACGTAGCCAAGAGCGAGCAGCGTGAATATAGCTTAATCCGAGCTATTAAAGCTGCTTCATCTGGCGACTGGCGCGAAGCTGGTTACGAGCGTGAAATCTCTGATGAGATTGCAAACCGTTCTGGCAAGGAAGCTCGTGGTTTCTACGTTCCTGCTAACATCAACTGGGGTCAGCGAGACCAAACTAAATCACCAACTTCTGCTGGTGGCTTCTTGGTTGGTACTGATCATCTTGCTGATCAATTCATTGAAGCGCTTTATGGTCGTTTGACTGTAGCTTCTTTGGGTGCTCGCATCATGCAAGGCCTGAAAGGTGATATTGCTATTCCTAAGCTTAGTGCTTCTGTAACCAACTCAGCATTCGTTGCTGAAGGTGCAGCGCCTAGTGAAGGTGCAGCTACGTTCTCGCAAGTCACAATGTCGCC